ATATTCATACACTCACTCCAACAGCAGTAATCCTAAACAAGTCTATGAGATACCTGATGCTAAAGTGGACACATCAACATTGCGTGTTACCGTTCAACAAAGTTCTGCAAACACAGAAACTGTTGTTTACAATGCTGTAGACGATTCAATTTCATTGACTTCGGATTCTAAGACTTATTTTCTACAAGAAGGACAGAACGGTAAATATCAAATTTACTTTGGTGACGATATTATTGGACAGAAACTTCCCGATGGTGGTATTTTGACATTGAGTTATCTAATCTGTAATGGAGAAGATGCAAATAAAGCCGCAAACTTTACAGGTTCAGCCTCAATCAATTTTCTGGCCGGTTTTTCAATCAGCACTGTTACTGTTGCCGCTGGTGGTAGAACACGTGAAACTGTTGATGAGATTCGATTTGCTGCACCACTACAATACATTTCTCAGAACCGTGCTGTCACCAAAAACGATTATGTTAAGTTAATTCAACAGAAATATCCTCAATTTGAGGCTGTAAATGTTTGGGGTGGAGAGGAAAATATTCCACCAGTTTTTGGTAAAGTTTTTATATCTGCCAAGCCTAAAGATGGTTTTGAAATTACTGAAACCGAAAAAGATTTCTTTTTACAAAATGTTTTAAAACCAATTAGTGTACTGACTGTTACACCACAGATTGTTGACGTTGATTATAATTACTTGAAACTAATTTCTACAGTTTATTATGACCCAACAAAAACAGTATTGGATTTGAACACTCTGCGAACCAAAGTTAGAACATCAATTTTAGATTTTTGTAATTCCAATCTAAACTCTTTCAATGCTTACTTTAGGTCTTCTGCTTTGAAAACAGCAATTGACTCTTGTGACATTTCTGTTATTTCGAATGAATTGGAAGTTTTTATTGCCAAAAAGTTTAGGCCTAATCTTTCAACATCTTCAAATTACGTTTTAGATTTTGGTGTTGAGTTGCAGCGCGGTACAACAAATGATAACTTCTATACAAGTCCAAATTTTACAATATTGGATGAAAATAATATTGTTAGATCGGCCTTCATTGAAGAAGTTCCATCATCATTTACCGGTGTGGAATCAATTACTGTTACCAATCCAGGTATTAATTACTCATCAACACCAACGATTACCATTCTAGGTGATGGCCAAGGTGCCAAGGCCGAAGCAACAATTATCAATGGCCGTTTGTCTTACATTACAGTGATTAATCCAGGTGTTGGTTACACCACTGCGGCTATTGTAATTACAGGCAGCGGCGGTACATTGGCAGCTGCATCAGCTGTATTAGAAAATAGATATGGCCAGTTGCGTATTGGTTATTTTAAACCAGAAGAAACTTCAAATCAAAGTGTTAAAGCAATCTTAAATTTTCAAAACAACAATGGTGTTATGGGTCAGATTGATTATACACTAGGTAAAATTTACATCAATAATTTTAACCCACTTTCTGTAGCAAATGATTTCGATGAATTGTCTGTACACATTCGTCCTTCAAAATCCGTGATTCATTCAGAAAAGAATAAATTATTAACATTTGATGTTAATGATTCTACCACAATTGTTATCAACATAGTACCAATAAAATAATGTCAGATGTAATTCTATCAAGTATAGTAGAAGGTCAACTTCCTGAATTTATTAGGGAAGAACATCAGCTTTTTGCAACATTCATCAAACGATATTATGAGTGGTTGGAAAGAAATGGTAACATTGTTTTGGAATCCAAAAAGTTGGATGATGCCAAAGATGTTGACTTGGCCGACAATGTTTATATCGAACAAATTCGTAAAGAAATTGCACCATTCTTTCCACAAGAGTTATTGCTGGATAAAGCAAAATTCTTAAAGATTGTTGGTGAATTCTATCGCTCAAAAGGAACACCAGAATCGGTCAAGTTTCTTTTCCGCATACTGTACAACGAAGAAATAACAATCAGTTTTCCAAAAGAACAGGTATTACGAACTTCTGATGGCAAATGGGTTCTTCCATTGGCCCTGCGGGTGACTGATGATGATGCAAATATTTTAGAAATTGAAAAGACAAAAATCATTGGACAAACATCCAAAGCAACTGCAATTGTTGAAAAAGCAATCAAATCAGTTGACCGACAGTTGGGTATTGAATATGTTGAATTGTATGTTTCAAATATTACAAAGTTGTTCACTACTGGTGAAACGATTAGAACACATGTTACTGGCAATACACAAATTCAAGTTACTGCAACACTAATTGGTTCACTATCTGAAATTAAAATTGATCCGATAAATCGTGGTTTATATTACAATGGATATGATCCAGAATTAGGTTATGATGGTGATCCAGTTACAATTGTCGGTGGTTTAAATACACAATCTGGTAATCCAGTCGGTGCTTTGGCGACAGTCGGTGATGTGTTGAGAGGTTCTGTTAAAAACATTATTACCAAATCTGGTGGATTTGGTTTTAGATATAATTCAATTGCACCAAACTCATCTATCATTGACTTTAGAGGTGGATTTAGCGGAGGACTTTTAGGCTCAGAAGCCAAAGCTTTCATCTCTCTACTTGATGAAAATTATACACGAAATGTTAATGTTTCGGATGTTACACTTGAAACCATATATTCTCAATCTATAAATTCGTTAGACAATAGTTCTAACACAAAAACGATTGGCCAAGTTACGACATATCAAGATTTAGGTCTCTATAGTATTTCATATGTCGATCTTGAATCTCAAGGTGGTGGTTATCAACAAAAACCTGAGGTTAATATTTACAGCATGTATTTGGAAGACAATGACGATTTATTGGTAATAACATCATGCACTGCGGTTAAAGGCAGTAGCATACTCAGAGATTCATCACAGGATTTAACGAATACATTTGAGGTCGGTGAAAAGGTCAAGTTGTTTTTAAAGAATCGATTTGAAGAAATTAGAACAATTATCGCAGTCACCAGCGAAACCATAACATTAGATATTCCATTTGAAAACAACATTGACAACTTGTCGGTGTTCAAACTACTAAGAAAGAATCTTGATGCCTTAGGTTCACTAGGACGTATTCAAGTTGTCAGTGGTGGACAAAATTACAACGTAGGTGAATATTTGATTTTCTCATCTACTGGCGGCCGAGGTATCGGTGCTAATGCTCAAATTACTCAAGTACACGCCGCAAACAATGGTATCAGAACTGTAGAATTTAATGAAAAAACAATTGGCGCAATAACTAATGTAACAATTTCCACCGCAGGAACAGGATACGGCGTTGGTAATACATTTACCGCAACTGGTGGAACTGGAACTTCTGCTGTATTGACCGTGCTTACTGTTAATGGTAGTGGTAATGTCACTTCAGTTAACGTTTCAAATTCTGGTAAATACATTACAAGTCCAACGACAACATTAAATCCTTTCACATCAAATACTGGTTCAGGTTCAGGTTTTAGAGCAAACTTGACAATTAGTTACGCACCAGAAAATATTCGTGGTGGTGAGGGTTATGATGCTGCACACTTACCATTAATTACAATCAACACAGCTAATGGAACAGGAGCTTCACTGGTTGCCACAGAGATTCTCGGTGATGGTGAAGAACTTGAATTGTCAACAACTAGAATTGGATCAATCTCTTCATTGCGGGTTATCAGTTATGGTTATGATTATGTTTCTGCGCCACAAATTTCATTGCGTAATGCTGACTTAGTTTTATCAAATGTTACTGAAGGTCAAATCTTTGTTGCCAACACTAAAATTTATCAAGGCACATCAAATACAAATACAACATTCGTAGCATATGTTGATAGATATGTTTCATCAAATAACCACATGAGAATTTATAATTATAGTGGTACATTGAATGAAGCTACACAAATTAAATCGAACGACAACGCAGTTTCTGCAAATGTTGTTGCAATATCATATTACGGAGACGGTAAAGCTAAAGCCACCGCTGCTTTCGAGAATGGTCTGATTCGTTATCCTGGTATTTACTTAAATGAAGATGGCCAATTAAGTGCTGACAAGAGATTGCAGGATTCCACGAAGTATCATAATTTTTCATATGTTATCAATACGGAAAATGATTATGTTAAGTTTAAGAAAGCCTTGAATGATGTTGTGCATCCTGTCGGAACTAAAACTTTTGTTAATAGAGTTAGTGCCAATGAAGCAACTGCGACCAGACCAAATAACACAACAATATTAATTTCTGTAAAAACTTTAGCCAACACATTCAATATTTCGAATGGTTCGAACAGCATGGTTGCTACAGGTGCATCATCAAACCTATCATCTATTATTTCTGTTGGTGATTATGTTACATTAACATCTGTTGAACGCCAAATTAGTGGTACGGTTAATATTGGTGCGTCTTCTAATGTTATTGTCGGTACATCAACAAACTTTATCAACGATGTGCAGGCTAATGATGTTATTAAACTATCAACAGGAAACACATCAACTGTATTGGAAGTCCTAAACGCAAATACGATTTATACATATACGAATTTCCAGATTTCTAGCAACACAGCAAATATTAGTTTGTTGTTTAATGACACAAAACAGGTCACCTTTGTGAATGCTAACACTATTTTGGTTAGCACTAATTTTACAACAAATTCGACCTTTGTGGTAACATATCACCAAAAACTTGAATAAATAAAGACATGCCTTCAATAATTACTAAAAATTTCTCGACCGAGTTAGCTCAAGATTTCACCTCTCTATTTGATATTGGTGCAAACGATTATTTGCCGCAAGATAAGAAGTCTTTTATTTTTGCAGTGCTCGGCAAACAAATTCCATGGAACGAAGGAGTTGAAGTTGCTCCCACACCAACACAAAGTATTCCGGGATTTGTACAATGTTGGGATAATGCTATTGTTGCAAAAAGAATGTCTCTGAATGATATTTCTTATGTTGTTCCTAGAAGAAACTGGACTTCAAACACAAGCTATTACACATATGATTCCGGTAACGCAAACTACTATGTTTTAAATAGTCGGGATCAAATTTTTAAGTGTTTAGATAACAATGGTGGTGCAAGTTCTACTGATGAACCACAACTATTTCTATCTTCCACATCATTAGAGGAACCATATTTCCAGACCACCGATAGGTATAAGTGGAAATATATGTATACTTTAAACACGGCTCAAAAAGAAAGATTTTTAACTTCCGATTGGATGCCAGTTACCTTTAATAAGTTTGTGCGGGCAGCTGCTTTGAATCGAAGCATTGATATTGTAAAAGTTACAAACACTGGTAACAATTATGTCAATGGTTCAACACAAGCAATCATATCAATTAACGGTGATGGTACTGGTGCAGTATTGAGAGCCAATGTCTCCAATGGACGTGTTCAAAACGTAATTGTTCAGAGTCGTGGTTTAAATTATACAAAAGCCAATGTGATATTTACAGATATTACAGGCGGCAATGGGTCTAACGCAGCTGCTACAATTTCACTTGCACCACAGAATGGTCATGGTTATGATCCAGTAGAAGAACTTTCAGCCAATACAATTATGTTAAATGTTGATTTTGCCGGCAACGAGTCTGGTGATTTTCCAGCAGAAAATGAGTTTAGACAAATTTCATTGATTAAAAATCCATATGTTTTTGGAACATCAACGTTGGCTTCTAGTCAACTATATAATGTATACACAAAGATTAATGTGTCTCCAGGTATTGGTGATTTCAACAACGATGAGTATGTTTACCAAGGTGATACAATAGAGACCGCAACATTTTCAGCACAAGTTATTTCGTTTGATGAACTTACGAATAACCTATTTTTAAATAACATACTAGGTACATTCCAGCCAAACGTGACCATTAAAGGTAATCTGAGTGGTGCGATTCGAGTTGGCGTTTCAAAAACAGATCCGGAATTACATTTATATTCCGGTAAAACATTAATGATTATTAATCAGCAACCTTTGACTAGGGATCCAGATCAGACGGATCGAATTAAATTTATATTGAGTTTCTAACGAGGAATACATGACAACTCTTTTCAACTACGACCCATATTTTGATGACTTCGATGAAGACAAGAACTTCATGCGGGTTTTATTTCGACCTGGATATGCAGTCCAAGCCAGAGAATTAACTCAAGCACAAACCATCCTCGCAAACCAGATTGAGAAATTTGGTAATCACATATTCAAAAGTGGTAGTCCAATTGTTGGTGGCAAAATTTCACTTGATGACCGAGCATATTATATTCAGTTAAACACACAGTACAGTGGTGAAGATATTGTATTGGAAAACTTTTTAAACAAAACAATTATTAGTTACAACACAACTAAAATTGTTCGCGCTAAAGTTATTTCGGTTGATAATACCACAACGAATCCTATCTTGGTTGTTAAATATCTGAGCGGTGAAAAATTTGTTGAATCCGATGAGATAAAAATTTCTGGCCAAAACATTTTTGCACAGGCCATAGCAACAAATGCTGTTGGTCGTTCATATGTTGCCAGCATACAAGAAGGTGTATATTATTTTAAGGGCCAATTCGTAAAAGTATTACCTGAATTTTTGGTACTTGAAACTTTCTATCGTTTAGGTTATGACACATCAACAATTAACGTTTTGCCATCATATAAAATTGGTATTGAATTTGAACAAGAAATTTATGATGAGATTGATGATGCTTCATTGTTGGATCCAGCCCAAGGCTCATTTAACTAT